ATCACGTTATGTACGAGAGAAATCCAAGATTCCTGTTACTGTTACTCATGGTGGCGGTATTAGTCGTTGGAGTGGACTCCTGGATATCGCATTGGCAGGAGGATTCGTTGTCAAGCCCTCTAATGGCTGGTACAGCCGTGTCGATGTCGAAACTGGTGCCGTAGAAGAAAAGAAATTTAGAATCAAAGAAGTAGATACAAAAGATTTTTGGATGCCGATTGTGACGTCTGAGAAGTTTAATGAATATATAAAGCAGACCTATCAAGTCGGTCACTCTGCTATTATCACAGATGAAGAGATAGAGGAGTTTGTAACTAATGAGTGATATCTCAATCGAGAATCTCATACTCAGCAATCTACTATATGATGAGAACTACATTCGTAGTGTCCTACCATTTCTCAAAGAAGAATACTTTGTCAATCATGAACAGCGCATCGTCTTCAACCTCGTAGAAAAGTACTTTACAAAATACAATGCATGTCCATCTCGTGAAGCATTGAAGATCGAGGTAGATGAGTTGTCTCTCAACACAGATACTCATGCATCATGTGTACAATTCATTGCAGCACTCAATAAATCAAACACAGACGAAGAGTGGCTGTTGAAGCAGACAGAGAAATATTGTCAAGACAAAGCAATCTACAACGCCATTATGGAATCGATTCAGGTGATCGATGGGAAGTCAGACAAAGATAAAGGTGCGTTACCTCAAATCTTGTCTGATGCGCTCGCTGTCTCCTTCGATACCAATATTGGCCACGACTTCCTCGAAGACTTCGAATCTCGTTATGACTTCTATCATAAAAAGGTAGAACGTCAGCCATTCGATCTCGATTACTTCAATCGTATTACTCGCGGTGGTATTCCTCGTAAAACACTTAACGTTATCCTCGCTGGTACTGGTGTAGGTAAGACACTGATGATGTGTCACTTCGCTGCATCAAACCTCATGCAAGGCAAGAATGTATTGTATGTCACTTTAGAAATGGCCGAAGAGAGGATCGCCGAACGTATCGATGCAAATCTGATGGGTGTTCCTCTCAACGATCTGTCAACGTATCCAAAAGAAACGTACGAGACCAAACTCAATCGTGTGAAAGGTAAGACAGCAGGTAAGCTGATCATCAAAGAATATCCTACTGCCTCTGTCGGTAGTGGTCATCTTCGACATCTACTCAATGAGTTGAAGCTGAAGAAGAATTTCATACCTGATATTATCTACATCGATTATCTCAATCTATGTGTATCATCTCGTATCCGTATGGGTGCCAATGTCAACACATATTCATACGTCAAAGCAATTGCCGAAGAGCTAAGGGGACTTGCAGTTGAATTCAACCTACCGATCTTTACAGCAACGCAGACGAACCGTACAGGCTTTACATCATCAGACGTCGGCCTCGAGGACACTAGCGAGTCCTTTGGATTGCCCGCTACTGCAGATTTTATGTTTGCCGCCATCTCTAACGAAGAACTTGAGAGCCTCGGTCAACTCCTCATTAAACAACTCAAGAATCGTTACAATGACCCCGGTCTCCATCGTCGATTCGTCGTCGGTGTCGACAGATCAAGAATGAAGTTGTACGATGTAGAACAGAATGCACAACAGAATGTTGGACCTGATATCGCTGATAAACCTGTGATGGATAACACAGAGTTCGGTGAAGGTCTCAAACGTGAACGATTTGATAAGACAGTGTTCGATAGCTGGAAATGAAACACAATATATATTTTCACATCCCTAAAACGGGTGGTCACACTGTGTGGTCAGCTATTCGTAATAAACAAGTCACCGATATTGAAGTACCAGAATCGTACACAATTGATGATGTAACTTGGCATTATGTACACTTTGCTTATCCTAAGCAAGATATTATCAATAAATGTAATAGCACCGGCGGCACAGTCTTTATTAGTCTCAGAGATCCTGCTACTCAATTGATTTCTTTTTATAATATGGTTCGTATCGCACATATCAACAGTCGAGACGAACACGTATCTGCATTACCATTATTATGGAATTGGACTTTGGAAGAAAATAACCTAGAACAATATATTAAATTAGAATTGTTAGATACAGTGTATAGTTTTCCAACTGCTCGTTTAAGATATGTCTTGCCTTATTTTTTTTTACAAGATATAAATCATATAAAAATTTTAAATCAAGAATCGCTTGATACTGACATACGAACAAAATTAGGAATAGATAAATTTCAGTCTGAGAATGTGACAACAGAGAATGCTAAGAAACATGATAGCTTTCAAATAGCTAAACTAGATACACTTGAAGATGAGTTAAAAACAAAATTGTACAAATTCTTAGAAATAGATTACTATTGGTATAACAAATTCCAAGAAGAGTTTAAATGAAACGAATCAAGTTTAAACATTGGCAAGATGAGAATAGAGAACTCGTTGAGGTAGGTCATCTGCCTCCTTCTCTTAATAATCCTCAATCAGAAAAATATGTATTGCAGACACCGCAAGGTGATTTTGTTGACATCCGTAAAAATACAGTTTTGGAGATAGAAGATGTCGAGCAATGACTTCGAAGTTATGCCAATTGGAACTAAACGGCAGATAGAGAAAGCAAAAGAACTTGTATTGACAATTGATATTGTTTTAACACAAGACGGAGTGGTACCAGTTCAGATACTTAATTCGTATAAAGAACTTAAACAGGAATTAATTAAATATGCCAATTGATTACAAATTTAATGAAGAGGAATTAGTCAACGAGCTAGCTGACTATATCGACTCTACATATGATCAACACTATGCGAAAGGCAAGTTCCAAGCCACAGAGTTTATCATCGATGGTGGTCATGGTGAAGGGTTCTGCTTAGGCAACATCCTCAAGTACACACAGCGATACGGCCAGAAAGATGGTAAGAATCGTAAGGATCTGATGAAGGTATTACATTATGCTCTCATGGCTCTCCATGTTCACGATCTGGAGCATCAAGAGCCTACGGATTGGCGTAATATATCCCAATGATCTAAAAATGTAAATATTTACCTAAAATAGTCTAAGAAAATCTCTAATCAAATCAATAACTTGCATCAGCCCAGAAAGTCCAATGAAATCAATAACTTAGAGGTGTACATATCCGGTCCAGCTGGTATAATTATACCTGTAAATTAATAAAGGATATGAAACATGGTTGATTTTGATCGAGTTGAACGCAAGCTGACTGGTTGGTCTGAGTCTGAGTGGGAAGGTTGCCGTGAAAACTACGCTGAGTACAAAGGTTCACTCGGCCCCGAAGCTACTAAAACTTTTCGTGAGTTTGCTTTCGGTATCGCTGCTCAAAATGTTCTTTTCGAAATGATTTCAAATGGTGAGGTATCTCTCAATGGCTAAGCAACTTTACATTCCTGAGTTTCACGCTGACGTCTACAGTGGTGGCAACACCATTCCTTGGGACGCTGCTGCTAACTACTTTCGTAACGCAAGCTTCGGCAAGTTCTACGCTGACGGTGAAGGTCTGCTCGAGAACCTGATCGGTTTCGAAAAGTTCTACGACAAGAAACTTGATGCTATCTCTAGCGGCGACTCGTTCGACACATGGTCTGAAAGTGACTACGAGTGTGAAGACGACTTCTTTGACGATTGGAAGTGGGAAATTTGTGCTTTCAACGTTCTTTGTGAAGGCTTTAGTAAACTGTTTGCACCAAAAGCTGCATAAATAAAACGGAGGTATTCTTATGAAATACTTATTAGCAGTTCTAGCTTTATCATCAATGATTGGTTGCGCTAGTCAACCTTCTACTTATGAAGATAATTCGACGCCTGATAAGCGAGATATTAAAGCTACAGGTCAAGCGGCAACTGAAGCAGCTCGATCAAATAGTAGTCGTAATGGTAACATTCAGACGACAACTCATACACCTATCAAGGTATCTCATATAGATACATATGACATGCAAAACGGTCGTTATGTAGTCTATGGACCTGATGGTAAGCGCGATCATCGTGCAGAATTAAGATTATTACGCGATCGTCAAAATTCTCGTAATGGCCGCGGTCACTATGGCGAATACACTAGCAATCAAATGAGTCGCGAGTTCGATCATCGTATGAAGCGAAAGATCGACAAAGAAGTACAGAGATTCATGGAAAAGATATTCTGATGGATATAAATATTAAAAGAATTACCAAAGTTGTACTAGTCACTCCTATTGTGTTACTATGGGATGTAGTATTTTGGTGTATTAGTAAGCTCTATAAGGGCGCTACGTGGGTCGATCAATTCGGTGGCGAAAAGATCGATGAATTTTTGGACAATTAAGGAGAAAGACATGGCTCAAGTTGCAAAACTTCCCCTTGAAACAATGAATAAAGTGCTTGGCGTACTGGGCAATTTGCCGTACGGTCAAGTAGCTGAGTTGATTCAAGAAGTTCGCCAAGCTACTCAGGTTGTAGAAGAACCTGAAGCTGGTGACGAAACGCCTACGCCTGCGGCTGACGCGGAGTAATTATGGACCCCATACTTGGAATCATAGGACTTGGCTACATCGCATTTAAGATGTGCATTGTCTTATTGATGATTGGTTTTGTTCTATGGTTCTTAGTAGAATTCGGGGCAGTAATTTTTAAACTTTTCTTTTATGGATGTGTGACTATGTTATCTCTTATTGGGTTAACATGGTTACTCGTCTAGCATTCGTTTTATTATTATCCTCGTGTGCTCTCCGGCCGCCTGACGACTGGGGAGTTACTATAAAGGACATGGAAGGAATGGGAAATCCTGACATTGATGAGTGTCAAATCACTTTCAATGGAGAAGTTCCGATGGTTCCATGTACTATTGAGTTGAATTTGGAATGGGAAATTTAAAACAAAATATCGGTAGTGCTATCACACACGCCGAAAAAGCTATCCTACTTTTTGTTGTAGCTGGCACCATATGGGCTGCTGGCTACGATATCGTAGGAATGTTTCAACAGCAAGGAAAGATGGCCTTAGGTGATCTTTTCTTGTTATTCATTTATGCTGAAATTCTGGGTATGGTCGCTGCTTTCTATCAGAGCGAGCGTATACCAGTAACTCTCCCTCTCATCATTGCGATGACTGCACTCACGCGTATGATCATACTGCAGACTAAAGGTAATGATGCTTTGAACATCATCTATGAGTCTGCTGGTATTTTAATTCTTGCAATTGCTGCCTACATCATGACGAAAAAAGATTATATCTCTTTGAAAAAGGGTGATCTGCGTGAAAGTCATTGACGATGTTTTTACTGATGCAGAATTTCAACAATTAAGATTTGAATTTTTTACGCTGATCGACACTTCTGATCCACTAAAATCGAATCCTACAATGTGGACTACCAATCGTTTTGCTTGGCAACCATATTTGTATCGAGGAAAAAGCGGTCACGTTTTATCACACAATGTATCTGATCAAAACAGAGAAATTGTGATGAAAAAAATTCTAGAACATATCACACCAAAAGAACCGCCAAATGTTCAGTATTATGTTTGGGGTCCTGGTTCTGGTATTAATAGACACAATGATGATGGATATGGCGCAGCATTTACCTTTTACTTAGATGATTGGCCGATTGAATGGGGAGGTCAATTACACGCTATTTTAGATAATAGGCCATGTATTATTCCGACAAAAAGGAATAGAATGGTAATCAATGACAACAAATGTGATCATTGGGTTACACCTGTCAGAAACATAAGAGATCGTATGAGATTTACAATACAGGTTTTTGTACCATGAATAGATTTATTATTGAAGAAACACCGCAACGATGTGCTCAGTCACATTGCGACAAACACGTACCGAAGATGTACGTTGAAGAAGCACAGATGCTATCGACTGTGCATCGTCTCCTTGATGGTACTGAGGAGCGACGTCCTTCAAAGTCAGGCAAGACTATGCAACGATACTGGAAATTGCCTGATGAGCGCGAGGATGTCCTCTATTCTGCCGTACATGTAAAACATCCGTGTACTGTATGGGCTATGCAGACGGCAGGTAATTATAAGTGGGCATATCAGATGTTCCTCTACCTCGGCATCGAATACAACTACCGATACAACAAACAACACAAGACAGACGAGCTTGATGGTTGGTTGTGCTATCCTCCGAATAATATAAACCCATCAGAAGAAGTCACGAAGATGCCTCTCGCAATGGGTGCAAATCCTGAGTGCATCAATCCCGACGACGTGATGGGTTCTTACCGTGCATTCTACCAAACCAAGCAAGAACGTTTTAAAATGGTATGGACAAAACGCGACGTTCCAAGTTGGTTTTCGTATAAATAAGAAAAATAAAAAATACTTTTAGGAGATTGTCATGGCACGCCATACTATAGATCAACTTAAATCTTTAAATGATACTATTCGTAGTGTTGTAATTAGCGAAGATCAGTCCAAAGCTATTGCTAAACATGCAGCT